TGGAGTGAATATGCTCTGGTATGTACCCTCCCTCTGGGTACATCGAGTACCACATGCTTTCTATCCCAGCTCTAGCCGAGTACCAATGTTCTTTGTCAACGTGTTTAAGCAGCTCTTTGGCCATACTAATAATTAAATTAGTTGGCTGTTCCCATTCTTCAAGCAAATGCAACTGGTCATTTGTTCCGTGGGAAGTTACCCCATGCTTTTCCCGCAGTTCTTTATCGTCAGTCCTTGTCGCTGCGTTCCAACCATTGGATATAAGTCGGAGATTTTTAGTTTGCTCTTTATGTTCAGCCGCTAGCGCACAGATCTCTTCACAAACATCGTAGTTCTGGCATTCCCCCGCATACACGGGGCTTTCAAAAAACCCTAGCTCGCGACCCTCTAGCATTGTTTTTCCGATGGCTTTTTTGTGTGAGCCCATAAAACCAACGAGTGTCTTGTGCCAGTTAAAACCGGCGTTACTTTGTGCGGAAATGCAGAAGGAAAAAGAATCATTCTTCCCTTTCTTTTTTCTGCAACCCAGTTCTTACCACCTATCTGCAACTTGAGGTCGCCCCCCACATAGTCCTTTGGGTCTGATAACTCTACTGTCGCACTCATAATGCGACTTGCTGCTAAACCATTAGCAGATGAGTCAGTGTGCCAGCCATAACGCGACAACCCGCCGTCATAACGCGTAAACTGAATTGACTCTACGTAATCGAGATCCACAAAATAATTGTCTCTCGATACGCCCAACAACTTACTAACCAACCGGCCCATTAATGGATCAAGGTCACTACCTGCGTCGATCCAACTAACTTTGCTTTTCCTTTTCAGGTAACTGCGAATTCTCTGTATTCTGCTTCCCACTTTCAGCCCGTGCGTAGATGCAGTTTCTAAATTTGCAGTTCCGAAACGAATGATTTCTTCGCATTCCTCATCCGTGAGAACTCCATCAAGCCATTGATAATATGTTCTCATTCAGGAACATCAGCCTCCGTAGGAGCATTAGGTGCTGCTGGCCACGTAAAGTCTTCGGGACTTTTTACTTCTGGGTAAGCGGCTGGCAGATCCCTAAGTGCCTGACGATAAGCCGTGTAGGCAGCTTTGTCGTCATCCGACAAAGGGCAGTCAGGTAACACAGACCAATCTGTGTCACGTAAGAGCATATCGCGCTGATGCCGAATGTGAAGATTAGTCAGGTAATTTTGGTCGAGATCTATGACCTCATAATTCCATTCATAACCACCATCGCCGTTTTTAATCCAACCATCAATCTGATATCTCTGCCCCTCTGTAAGAGTCGGAGGGTTGTTTAAAATCGGTTGATAGCCTTGAACAGCGTATTGCTCGTCCGTCATTTCACCCAAAGATAAAGCTAAATTTTCGCGAGCTATAGGATGACTTGTTACATCACCATCGCCACTCACAGATAGATAATATTTTTGCATTTGAGTAATCCTTTATGTCGCGTTAGACGGGTAAGAACGAGATCCTGGTGGACCCCAGATAATTCTGACGCCACCTATACCGCCGTTACCCGATGCGCTTGGCCAAGATGTTCCTGGACCGCCGCCACCACCACCATAATTACCGCCTTGAACATTGGATGAACTTGCGCCGCTTCCAGAGAAAGGGTTCTCTCCGTACTGACCATTACTGCCACCAGCGCGTCCAGATCCACCGCTGCCATGGCTGTTGGTGTTGTTGTAACCAGAAAATGGGTTGTAAAAAGGTTGACCGCCATTAATTGGGCCTTCGCCGTTTAACCCTGTGCCACCGCCAGAACCGCTTCCATAGGTCGATGAGTAGTAACCGCCGCCGCCAGCACCGCCGCCATCACTACTGTAGCCAGGAAATTGCGACTCGTAACCGTTGCCACCACGACCTCCATAGCCGCCAGCTCCTCCTCCGCCTTGATAGTTCGGCGCGTGACCACCAGCACCGCCACCATCCCCGACATAACCGCCGCCAGAGCTGTTGTTGTTATTTGGCCCATCTGCATAAGAATTGGACCCACTTACGTTCCCACCGCCCTTGCCAGCCACCTCAGTTAAGCTTTTGAAATAGCTATTGCCGCCTTTCAGTTGCGCAGAGTTTCCAGATGTGGTGGAAGTTGCACCCGCCCCGACGACTACGGTGTAGGTCGTTCCTGGTGTCACGCCAATATTATTCTTCCATCCAAGACCTGCACCACCACCAGCGGGGTTAGCCCAGTTATCTTGCCCCGCGCCACCGCCGCCAATAGCAACAACACTTACGTCGTAACAATCAGCAGGGCAAACCCAACTATATGTTCCCGCACTCGTATATTGCTGCTGCCCAGTGACAGAAGTTGGTAGCCGAAAAATCTCACTTAATTTCTCTTCTGAGGCTTGAATTTCAGTTCCGTCCGCCATAACGCGAGTAAACCCGCTACCCTTAATTTTAATTTCGGCGGTGACTGAGCCCGTTTCGAGCTCATCTACTACTAATTTAGTCATAGTAAAAAACCCTCCGCTAATTAGGCGTTTTTAGTGATGATCTCAACAGTAACTACGTTATTGTTGTAGTTCGAATCCCACGATCCACCATTAGGGTAAATCATCACACCGTGCCAAGTAGCGGGTGGAGCATTGCTGCCATAGCTGCCCCAAGCCATATCGGAAAAGTTAGGATGGGTATAGCTTGTGTCCTGTTGGTACGTAGTCCGTATTCTGTGGTGATGACCACCCGTGCTGCCATACTTGTGAGGGCAACCTTCGTACTCGAACAGCATTCCATTGCCGTAGCTGTCGCTGTTGGTGCCATAGGCAGTGGTGTATCCAGGAAAATGTAACCACCCTTGGTTGCTGTTATTAGTAGTGCTGTTAGTTTCGCTACTACCTTCGTAGTAGTCGTTGTAACCGGCACCTAAATAACCGCTAGTAATCGCAGACCCACCAGAATCAACGCCGATTATTCTAGTTCTGAAATTAGACGTGGAGTTCATTCTACCGCTTATCTTCACGATCAAAATGTCGTCGATTGATACGCCACTTAACACATCAGTCCACATGATCTTGTTAGAGGCAGCGTAGGAACTGCCAGTAACCGTGAAGGCTTTGCTGTATTTAGATATCTGCGCGACCTGCGCTGCTGCCGCGAAGCTCAACGCCCCCGAGCCGTCGGTTACTAGATTTTGACCAGTAGTACCGTCTGAAGTTGGCAGAGTAAGAGCAACCCCACCGGATTTTTGGATTTGATCCACAACTATCTTAGACATAATTTAAGTCCTATTTATTGAAACAGCGCAAAGCCGTTCGGATTAAGTACGAAGTGATAAGATCCGGTGGGGATCGTATAAGTGACACCGCTGTCAACGGTGAACGTGTCCATCGAGAAACGCATGGAATTTGATGGCACCGTCTCATCTGCAGAGATCGATGCTATGAACGGAATGTCTGTTGATGAGACGTTACCGAGCTGTGTATCTGTGTAAGCGTTAGCTGCGGTTGTAGCTGCAGATTGTGCTCCTGACGCTGCCGTATCGACATAAGTCTTTACTGCATACTCAGTAGGTACCGCAGAGTTACTACCACCTGATAGAGTGGCATCGGCGGAAAACTCGTTAATAGTCTCGCCGAGCTGTGCGCCAATAGAGCCAAGTCGTAACGATGTAAGACCAGCCAGATCAAACGCACTGGCATTAAGTGTCGCCCTACCCGTTGCTTGGTCGATTCGGAAGTACTCACCGACACGGAAGTTTCCATCTTGGTCCGTAGACACGTAGTACACACGCCCAGGAAACGTTTCATTCGTCTCGTTACCTTGAGCCGGTGGCTGTGATGGAGTGCCAGGATAATTAGTAGTCGTTATCCCGCCAGTACCAATGTTCAGGAAGTCATGGCCCGTTAACCGAATCTGCGAGTAGTCCTTACGTAGATGTACCGCTGCATTATCAGCCGACGCGGCAACTTTCTCTTGGGCAAGTACAATGACCAGCTCGCTCGTAGCGTCTGTATATGTACCGCTTACTGATTGAATAACGTAGGAGATAGAATCGCCAGCAATCGAAAGACTCATTCCTGGTTTTGGTAAACCATCGAACCCGTCCATTATTAAGACGAAACCAGATTGATCTTCCAAGCCACCGCCGCTCACTGTTCCCGTGGCATTAGAGGTTCCGAAAGTAACTCCGTTAGTCACACCGAAGGTGCCAGTAACGTCTTTTACGTAGACCTTGTTAGCAGTCAACTGGACGTTAGTGACTGTGGCGGTGCCACCAGTAACATCATCCGTAACTGTTTCACCCTCAACTGGAGCTCCCGAAACAAGTGTGAAATTAAGCTCTTGCCCGAGAATTGTGCCAGAAATGTAAGTTTCGTTGGTGTCGTAGCCGCTTGATACTGCGCCCCACGTACCGTAAGAGTTATTACCATTCAAAGCGCGAATAAAACCGCCGCCCGTTGTGGCATAACCGAAGTAACAGTAGTAAGTAAAACACGAGACGATCTCGGCTTTACCGGCGTCCTTAATCCAGAAGCCCACACCGTTATCAGCAATGATGGTGTAGCCGTGGAACAACATCGACTTGTTACCGGTCGAATGCACTGATCCATCTACAATCGCACCGATTGCATTTTGTCCTATCGCCGAGCACTCAATGACATAAGGCGACTTAACCGCGATTGCAGATGAGGGGTTTAAAGCACAGAACACACCTTTCGCAGTAGACGTAGTGATGTCTTCCGCAGTAGATCCCGTTGTCCAACCCGTCATACCCTTGAAGGTCATCTTGTTAAGCAACGAACCATCGGATAGCAACCACATGGTTGCTTCGTTATTTAGTGTCGAGCCGTCGTCAGAATTACCTGAGGCTGGCTGAACAATTGTTGTTCGTTGGCTGTCGCCCACAATCGCTACGTTGGCAGGAACTACGATTGGCAATTGCTCATCGTATGTACCATTCTTTACATAGATAGTTGCTTTTGTATTAGAGGGAACTTGCGCACACGCATACTTAATAGATGCATATGGGTATGCAATGCTAGAACCATATGCTGCGGCATCTTGCCCGTGCGAAGCCACGTAAAGAACATTAGCAGAGCTATCAGAGGCCCACTCTAATGTAGAGCCATCGCCAGCAATCGAAAGTGACTTGGCCGCATCGCCTGATTGAATAGCAGGCAGAACGTTTGAACCGCCAGCGACAAACAACGTCCAACGGTTATCTACATCTTTATCGTTTGCAAAGTCGCTGCTAGAGGTGTGGGTTGAATTAGCAATGTAAACTGTGCCGACGCTGTCCCTGACAATATCGTCAGTTAAGTAATCAACAGCAGAACTCCAACCACCTCTCCAAGCAACACCGCCGTTGAATTTAATCCATTCACCGTTGGCAAGATCAGTATCAAAATTAGTGGAAGCATGAGCTAACAATGCTCGAAAAGTATTACCGCCGTAGCTAACAACATCGCCAGGATAGTAAGAACTCGCGCTAGACCACGCACCGCGTGCGTTCATACCGTCTTGGAATATCTGCCATTTGCTCGTGTCGGTAGGGACGTTACCAGTGGTATCGGCAAGCGCTCTATACAAGCCCCCGCCATAACCGACAACGTCGTTTAAAGCATAAGCAGTAGCGGCGTCGTATGTCCCCAGCGGATTAAAGCCAGTAGAAAATACTTCCCAGTGCGTGGTACTGCTCGGAGCGTTGCCAGTGGTGTCAACCTTCGCTCGATACAGATTACCGCCGTAAGCGACAATATCATTCAGCGCGTAGGCAACCACCGCATCATAAGCGCCTTTGTTGCTGACGCCCGATACAAAAATCTCCCAGTGCGTGGGACTGCTTGGCGCGTTGCCAGTGGTGTCACCTTTCGCTCGATAAACGTTACCGCCATACGCGACAAGATCATTCTCAGTATAAACAGTCGAAGCGTTATAAATGCTTTGTACTGACACGCCCTCTAAGAACTTCTGCCAGTAGGTTATGTCCGATGGCAAGTTGCCGGTAGTGTCAACTTTAGCTACGTAAAGAGAGCCGCCTCCGTAGGAAACAAGGTCATTCTTCTGGTAAGCAGCAGTATTGTCATAGGTGCCTTCCCACTGAATGCCATCAACAAACTGAGACCAGTAAGTGGCATTAGGTGGGGTGTTACCTAGAGTATCAATAACCGCGACATATACCTTACCGCCGTGGGTAACGCCGTCGCCGACTTGGTACTCAACTGTGCTGTCAAATACACCAGAGAACTTAAAGCCCTCGACCATTAAAGCCCAGTAAGCGTTATCAGTAGGCAGGTTGCCAGAAGTCTTCAGCCCGTAAGTGTAGACATAGACATTACCGCCGTACTTAACAATGTCATTGGCTTCGTATTGTGTAGTAGAGCCCCACTCACCGGCGAAATGGAACCTCAGCTTTCCGAGATCTATAAGTTGCGTCATAAGAATTTCACCATCAAGTGACCGTTGTCATCCCACTGGAATCGAACAGTGTCTCGACTCCAGACCCATGCCTTGTAATCATTGGCATCTATGGCCCCCTCCTGAGGAATGTGCACTGCGCTTCCGTCATTAATGATTTCTACATTTAGGTCGCCAGTGGCGTTGTCTAAACGAAAACCATAAAAAGTTTGTGTCGCTAAATCCGTGCCTGAATAAAATCCAGCCATTATTTAACCCCTGTGAGCAACGACGCGATTACGTCGTATGCCGCATCAATTCCAGCCGTAGCAATAAGTTGATCGCCACTGACCATGACTATTCTTCCTTTCATTACCTCAATGTTCTCGCCATTCATTACACGTAGATCTTTGGCTATGTATGTGTCGCCACTGCTACGTCGCAGAATTAGTGAAAACGGAACAATGGTTCCGAAGACATTTGCTGCATTGCACCCGATCAACAACGCTTTTTCTGACGCGCCTACTGTGTAGATCGTTGTCTCAGCTACGCCTATGTCGCTCGATGTTGCATTAACAAAACTAGTCGCCATTTTTCACCTTCACCCAAGAGCAATGGCCATCGCCATCGCCTCATCAGCAGCATCTTCTTGAATGTCATCCATTAAGATTTTGGTGACTCTCAATTCAATTTTGTCGCCAGCGTTAAACGCTGAAGCGGTCGTGCCATCGAGACCACGTTCAATTGTCAAAGTGTCTCCACTTCTAGTTGTGCATCGGACGACTTCAAGGACATCACCTCCGGTCCCATCATCACCAACCAAAGTGATGTAAAAATGGTCATCAGCGCCAGGATTGGGAAACTCTGCCCCAGAGCCCGTAGCCACCACGAGTGTGGTCGCCGAAGCCGATATCGAACCCGTGATCGTCGTTTCTGCATTGTTTGAATATAAAACCGCCATTTAAGCTGCTTGCAGCAAGTAGGAAATACCCGCTGCCTCCACTGTGTCTATTTCCCAGTTAGCCGATGAGCTATCTTCTATCTCGTAAGCCGCTTCGATACCGCCGTAAACTGCGTAAGCCGCTTGGACGCCATCAAAATCAATAGCGACCACAAGGTCGTCGTAGTAATGAATAACCCGAAGCTTGGAATTGTCTATTTCTGCCGCTGCTTCTGCGTTCGTAGCAACCGGAATAGTTAAGTGCACGTTGCCTGCAGTTACTGCATTGGTGTCAACGCTAGCGGATGGCTTCTTAGTGAGGTGGATATCAGCAGTGGCCGTAACAGGGCCAAGCACTGCAACACCCAACGGCTTCGTAAGATCAACGTCAGCAACAAGAGATGCTTCAGCCTGTATCCCACCAAGGGACGACTGCCCATCCAGATTAACTGTGATGTGAACATCAGCATCGGCGCTTGCGGCTGTGTCAGCCGTGCCACCAATGGGTATATCAAGGTGGATACCACCCGTCGTTGCCGCAGAGGCTAATGCGTCTACTGCTACAGGGATGTCCAGCTTGATATAACCACTAGATAGCGCGATTAAATCTGTGGGTGCTACTTCAAGGTTGACTATAAGGCCAAGGTCAGCTTCAAGCGTTCCAACCGCTTGGATACCACCAATGTCAGAATAGCCATCGAGAGGTATGTCTAGGTGTACATCTCCAGCCACTGCGCCTTGCGCTAGTGCATCTGCCCCTAGAGGTATTTCAAGCTCAAATAAACCTGCGGCAGAAGCTACATTAACCACCTGCGCCGCAAGTGGTATTTCAATATCAACTGCGCCAGATAAAGTGCCAGACGCTTGCAGACCACCAAGCGACGATTGACCATCAAGATTTACTATGAGCTCAAGTTCGGGGTTACTTGTGGCCTCAACCGAAGCTTGCCCCTCTATTGGTATTAGAAGGTCAAATACGCCGCCTGCCTCTGCAACTGCAGGAGCAACCGCTGACATAGGCGTCGTCTGTTCAATTTCAACATCGGCAACAGTAGCTGTAACGTCAACAGAAGACCTGACAACGTTCAGTATTATTGGGTCTATTGGTGCGAGTGTGACGCTGGTGTTAATGACCGCGCCAAGATTCGTAGATTGAGCCAGCTCTGGCTGAGACGTTACTGCTGCATGCACTGCTGCTGCGAGCGGAGACAGTTTCTCTAGAGGGGCTGAAACTGTAACGTTAGGCGTTACACTTGCAGCGAAAGGCTTATCTATCTGTACATCTGCTGAAGCGAAGCCACTGACAACCAGTGACCCCGTGAGCGCGACAAGCTTCGCAACGTAGGCTACGCCCCCGTTGAATAAGACTTGATTAAAACGCGCTTTATTCAGCATTTAACTGCGCTCTTTTTAGGCAAATGTTACGGCTAACGATCCTGCTGGGAATGTCACCGTATCGCCTTCGTTAATAGTTTTATTAATGGTCAAGGAACCGTGAAATAACAGATCCCCACCGGTTGATGCGTCATGAACACCAAACGCTTGGACTTGCCCCCAACCAGCAGTTGGTTCAGGAAAAGTAATAGCGATATTGTTGCTGGTGCCGCCGCCTGTTCCAGTGGAAGCCACAGTGCTACCGGAGCTCTGAGTACCGGCCCAATTTGTTAGGCTTGAGGTAACTGCAACTCGCGCATACCCTGCGCCGGTCAATTCAGTACCGCCGCCTACATCACTAGGCGCGGCTGTGTAGAGACTTATATACAGGGTCGATGTAGTAGGAGCCGTCTGACCACGAAAAATCTGGTCTACCAGACTATTCTCCAGGAAATCTGACATTGCTGACATGGGTGTCCTCCGCTATGCGAAATCTTCGCGAACAAAAAATTTGAGTTTGTCGTAAACCGTTTGTTTGGCCCCATCAAAGTCGATTTCAATCTCTCCTTCATATGGGCCAGCAGGGACATCCAATACGCCCCCAGAAAAATCAAATCTGACTACGCCTGTCATACCGCCACCTACCTTGAAACACGTAATCGTCGAAAGTACCGTGGCACTACCTACTGCCCTGAAGTAAACTCGAACCGTCGTGGTCGGGTCGGACAGGTTTACAACCTGCCCATCAACAGGGTCTGTGAGGGTTAGCCTTATTGAAGGTAACGTGTCCCCCTGCACTAACTTTATTTTTTCAGCCATAGCAGCACCCAGTATTAATTATATTAGCTATTCTAAACTAATTCCACAAGATCTTCTATTCTACTAATATCAACGAGCACACCTCTTCCGCACGCGAAGGGGTTTGTTCCGCCCATTTCGAGTCTAGGAAATGGTCATGCGCTTCTTGCCAAGAGCCTGCTTCCAGACTCGCCAAACCCATCTTAAAGGTTGCCAAGCCTCGCATCCCCAACTGGAAAGCCATGGATATTAGGGCAATCTGCTGGCTCTCAGACAATCCTGCATACCAAGGGTAAGTCTCCAGCAAACGTTCCTCGACCCGATCTATGTCGTTTTCTAACAACATCAGGCTTTCTTCCAGAGATAATCCTGGACCCCCCTGCTCTACCACTCTGCCAATACCCACGGTTAATACACCTTCGGTACAGCGATAAGCGAATTGGCGGTAACCTTCCCAATCCATCAATCTCCTAGCAGCTTCTCTCACTTTTCCCTCGAAACATTTTTAGTCTTTTCTACGGTTCTCATGGCCCCGAGTCCGAGCATGCCAAGCAGTACAGGCATCATCGTTTCCAGTTCTATCATCGGGATAACAACGCCGGTTTCCATAAGCTCTAAAGCCATATTCCCGAAGGGAATAACTAAGAAGTTTCCTGCCATGCCAAGACAGCAGACCCAGCCGATCGCTGGACGCCACCCAGCAACAAACAAGTTGCGGTGGGCGGCTTCAACTTTATTGACCTCGATCTGAGCCATGGCCTGTTCTTGCGCATGCCTCTCAGCCATGGTCGCAATCTCATGAACGAGCTTTTCCTTGAGATCCTTGTCGGGAATAACCTTATCTAGGATTGAGGAGATAGGGCCGATGAGCGCACTAACGAGTTGAATCATCTCTAGTTACCTCATAGGTGCACTAGCAGGGCCAAAATTACGACCACACTGATGGTTACCCAAGGACGGAAAATTAACCATTCCCATCCTTCTTGCGCTTTCGCGATAATATAATCCGCCATATCTACCTCCTAGCCGAACTGGTTATACAAAGGCAGGGCACGTTGATAGTCCCCCTTGATTAGAACCTGATAAAGAGTATCTACGGTCGGCCCGAAGACACTCACTGGTGGCTTGCCCCACCTCATGTCTGTTTGCGCACTGGTGAGCAAAGCTAATGGGCCAAAGACTCCTGCAGCGCCATAAGCCGCTAGGAAGTACTCTGTCCAATCCAAACGGTCTGTCTTAAATACTCGCGCATCAGCCTCCGCGAACGGCAAAATCGCGCCCATGGCATATTTCGTTCGCTCTTTTAATTCGAGAGACAGCATGGCAAATGGCAACACAGCCAGCCCAAATAGAGCCATGTGTGGTGCCATGTCTTGAGCGATGATCTGCCCCGCACCCTTACCGGCTGCACGTCCCTCTTGTGCACGCGCCTTCATCTCCCGCAACACCCCGCCAATCACAACTTGGCCGTAGGAGTAAGGGAATGATTTCAACTGCCAGAGAAGTGCATATCGAGGGTCCGACGCCCAGACGGGGCGCTCTGCCGCGTTAGGGCGGAGCATAGTTGACTCCACAAATTTCTGAAGTCCCTGCTTCACGAGTTGCCCCGCCGGTGTATCGAACCCTTTACCGTCCTTAACCCACTGCTGAACAATGTCGGCATCTAAGCCTAAATCTGCAAGGTACCGCTCTGACCGGTTTCGAGGGTTCATCGCGTGGCTGACAATAAATTTCTCTGCCATACCCGCAGCAAAAACTCTCGTAAAGCGCGTGAACATCTCTAGTCCTGTGTACTTAAAGAACTTATCCGCGATTTTTCGGTTAGTGTCGTCCATATACTGCAGGTCTGACTCACTCATAAAGGCGTTCGCCATGGAGTCGTTAGCCACAACGCCAATCTCGCGAGCAAATTCATAACGCTCTCGGGGGTTAGCAATCGTGTTTATAATTTCTCGGAAGCCCGTTATCACGCCACTAAACTCACGCGTGGCAATAATTGCTGTCGCAAGCTCGGGGAGCGAGGACAACGTAGCCAACGACAGCGTTGACCATATCTGTATGTTTTGGCCGATAGCAGACGCTACTTGCATCTCGGAGCTCATCGGCACATAGAAACCTAGAAGTGCTCCCAAAGTTCTTTCGGCGCTTTCATAATCTTTGCTATCAAGCTTCGCTAGCTCAGAAGCAAGATTTGTCTCGCCGCCTTTCGTAGCTCGATTCCACTCAACGCGCTTAACGATACGCCGCATGTATTGGACAAGCGCCTGATCTGGAGCCTTAGAGAACTCAACAAGCTTTTCCCTATCGATCCCTTTAGTCAGTTCTATGGCTTCTTCCGCAGAATGCAGCGGGTCAATACCACTCTCTAACGACTTATTAGGCGTATCTAATTCAACGTTAGCGTTATTAATAACATCGGTCATACGCTGCTTAACTTGTGACGCAGTTATGTCGCCGCGCTCGCGAGCAACCATTTCAGCGAAGGCATCTATATTGTCGGAGACAAGATCGAGATCCAGCATCACTGGGAAATAATCGGCTTGCTTTTTGATGTCTGTATTAGGCTCTTTCGCTATGTAGTCATCATGAATTTCTTCAAGGAATCTACGTATGATTTGCCCATCCTCAGACAGTTCTGCGGTTGGCTTACTTGTAGCCGCTTCCTTCACCGCATCTTGGAACCCCTTAGATTCTAAGTAATCTAAATTACCGCCGAAAAGATTCTCCAGCCTATTCTGCAATTCATTAGTTTTAAGGGTGGTTTGTTGGACAAACCCCAAGCCTTGCTCACCAGACCGGCCATACATCATGTTAGCTATCTTTTGCCCCGCCCCAGTTCGACGGCCTAATAAACGCAACCGGCTTTGTGCAGGAAGAACCAGTTTAAGGAATTCGCTAAAAGCTTTGGCGGTGTGGGCACCTAAGTCGGCGCTTTCCAAAGCATCGATACCCTTAGTACCAATGCCTAAAATGGCGGCTTTACGGACGGCGTCTCGGATGTTGTTTACGCGCATCTGACGAACCGGCTCAAACGCGTTACCGGCTACATTGTCGAGGGCCGATTGTGAAATGTCCGGTACAGCAGATACGTTATCGCGGTCTTTTCTGCGAATTACGTCTTTAACAAACCCGTCAAAGGTTTGCGAATACTCTTGCCCAAACCGTCGCTTATATGTGTCTCGCATAGAGTTCCACATAGTGCGCAGCTTCTCGGCTAACGAGCGGAAGAATCGTTCGACAACACTACGGGCTTTCAGCTCCGATGCGCCCCACTTAGCCGTCTGGTCAGCGACCCACTCCTCAAAGGCAACATCTTCCTCATACCCTGCGTATAAGTCAGGGTCTTTTTCCAAGGACTTTTGGAAATCCCTGTAGAGCCTAGACCGGAGTTGTGGGTTATCGATGGCCTTCTGCACTTCCTCTTTGTAAAACGCGTGACCAAGCTCGTGCGCCATGGTCAACGCCAGCTCTGCCTCATTGGTCAGAGAGACATCATCGAGAACAATAAGGTGGGCCATACCACCGTCTTTCTGCGGCATCGGTATATAGGTACCGGTGACCGCGCCATCGGCTGTTGAATTCTCAAGGGCTCGCGCCACTGCTGGATTGCTGCTGAGATCAACTACTCTGTCACCAAACTTGTAACGCCCGTTGCCGAGCGCAGAGTTTTGCAGCTCACTAGCAGTCATGACCACTACCTTGCCTTTAAGACGTAGTCTCTTGAGCATGGTGTTGAGCAAAGATTTAGCAGTCTGTGGCAGTGTCCCAATGACTTCCGCTTGCTTGTTCTCACTCAGCCATTCGTCGGCTGATTTACGTGTTGCGTCAGCATCAATTTCAGGCTTAGGGGCGCGAGTACTGACGCCAGGATTATTGTCGCCCATCTCTAGGAAGCGATCTGCATTGACGCCTTCTTGCTGGGCTAACTGGGCAAGATCGAGCTCACCTTCGGGAGGAGGAGAATTGGTTTGAATACGTTCGCCGCCACCAATCCCGATAACCCTGCTTTCGCCTTCCGGTCCTGGCTGCTCAGAAAACACTGGGCCTTGGCCCCGCTGGAACAGCTCATTGGGTCTGCCGCCGGTCCCATCTTCGCCCATGATTACAGGTACATTTCTCTGGGAGGCACTAGCGGAAGAGGCGGTATCAACCATATCCTCTCTAGCGAAGCCAAAGTTGATCTCCATGTCGCGTAGCATTTCAGCTTTACGCTCCTGAAGACGGGCTTCATAGGCTTGGTATTCTGCCTTGGTAGGGTTTTTGTCATTAATGAAATTACTAAGCGCACGCCCAATGAGGCCATCAACGCGCTCACTTTCTCGCTCAAGCTGTTTAGTCTGCCCTGCGCTCAATGGTTTGGCTTGCGGGGTAGGCTTGCGAGTCATCACGTCGAAAAGACTCTTCGACTTATTAACAGATACTCCTTTGTAAGACTCCGGTACTGATGCTGCAGAGTCGCCTTGTAAAGGAGCTCCATCAACCTCAAGCGTATACCCCTGCTCTGCTAGAGCGCCAATAATAGTGCTTAGGCCATCTGTATCAGCCTGACTACTCTCGAACGTGGCACCCGCCTCCGCTTGGTTAATACGCTTACCGGTGTTAATTAAGTCCGCAATATTGATTCCTTTGGACTTACCTTCACTATTTTTGAGCGTTACAAATGGCACACCCTTGCGCTTTTGGTTGAACTTACTTCGTTGAGTCATCTTCTGTATTGACTCAACAATAAACTCACCAAGAGGAAGCCGACGGCTGTTGCCATTCTTATCTTGGAAGGTATACAGACTGCCATCGAGCTGGTTGGCCTCGATGTTGAAGTTACCGTCGCTGCCTTGGACTAAGCCGACCGACGTTTGCGGATTACGCTCTTGTATCTCAGCCGCTTTATTTAATGCTGCGTCACTGGCCAGACCCAGAGGGCTACTGGCCCAATTAACATCGGTACCAAAAGTAGCGTTGTAACGAGACCTAGCGGCGTCAGTCCCACTGTAGGTAGCGTCAGGTGAAGGTCTGGGCGCGTAAGGCTTAGTCCTCTCTAGATCTATGCCCTCAGCATCAACCTCCGATAGATTCTGTGCCTCAGGTGAAGCCTCTTCGGGATTCGTTTCAGTAAGATCTTCAGGGTCAACAACCATCTGGCGGCTTTGCTCTGCGTTGTACCGCTGCGCTCGCTCGCCTTGCGCCTTTTCGACAGAAGTTACCGTCGTGCTACCTTTCGCCCCTGCAATGACTTCCGCTGCCTTTATTGCTTCGAGCATGCCCTCGTTGGTTGTTATCTCCTCAGAGATAACCGCCCCGTCGGCATTCTTGGCTTGGACTACCACATCAGGGTTATCCATCATGGATTTAGAGGAGCTGTAACCAAGAGCTTTCGCTAAAGAAGGGTCAGATGCGTTACCTGTAATAACTTCATTTACAACCTTAGCATCCGAAGAGAAAATGGTTCCGCGCCCTTCAATAAAAGCGTAGTAAACATTCTCTCCGTTTCTCTTAACTCTGCCTTGGTTAGGGGCATCTGGCCCTAGAGTGGTATTTTCACCGGCAACCCACACCGCTTGCTTGCCATACTCGCCATCTTGCATAGCATCAAACTGCGCAGTTAGATCCGCAGTTGATTCGGGTGTAGTGAAGATAGAGTTGAGGGAGCCATACTGGTCTACCCTCATCTCTTCGTCGAGCTGCTGTTTTCTACCTTGTCGGGTAAGGTTTTGGGCCTTGTCGAAAACTCTGCTAACCGCTTCTGGGGTTGTTGCTATAGCACCACCGGCACCGCCCATAGCGGTACCAGCAATCGCGCCTAAGAACGCTGCTTGTCCTAAACGCATTTGGGCATCGTCTATACTGTAATTTTCATCGACAGCTAAACGTTGCCCTACTAATAATCCTTCCTGTGCTGCTTCAGTAGCACCTTCGGTGAGAGAGCTAACCCCTGCACCTCTACCGATGTTCTTGGCGAATACGTTGAGTATGCCGTCGGGATCTGGCCCCGCCTTTGATTTCGCTAGGCCAGCCAACTTGCCAAATAAAAACGCTTCACTACCCACTTCGATGCCGGTCGAGGCGGCACCCACTAGAAGGGACTGTAGGGCTCGATCAGCAGTCAGATCTTCACCTGCATCATCAAACTCGCCGAAGCTTTCACCTGTATTAAGTGGGTATGTACCCGCCGTGACACCCACGGTCGCACCGCGCTTGCCGCCCTTCTTAAAGGCACCCCATAGAGCATCGGCAGCTTGCTCTTCTGCCTCATCAAGAACTTCACCACGGGATTTCTTTTGGACTAAATCAGTAACTAAACGTCGGGCAACTAGCTCCGTTCCCTCAGACATCAGCTCTTTAAGAGCCCCTTTACCGACTATCGCCCCAACTGTGCCTCCAGGACCACCCACCGCAGCGCCAAGTAAACCGGTCGCGATTGTTTCTGCAGCGTAAGGGGTTACCTGTCCAAGGCCCATGCCTACTTGGTCAATAAAGCCACCAAAGGTAGGAGCATCAGTGAACTCTTCAAAGGTCTCGAACCCTTGTACTGCATTACCGGCTTGTCGTTGACGGTTACGGGCCGCAGCTACATTTGCAGCCGCACCTTCCTCATCACCAATAAGGGTATTGCCAAGAGCTTTGAAGTATTCAAGATTACTTGAGAAAGAGTTAGCGCCCTGACGCAGACCCGCTGTGAACGAGGATTGCGCAGGCACATCATAGCTGTCATAACCAACAGGCCCACGCGAGTCTTCGACTAACGCTTCATTAGATTGTTCGAGGCGCTCCTGCCCTAGTACCGAATCTGCTAATAGTCCTTGGAGATACACATCTCTCTCGGCCATTACATCTCCACTTGAGGGCGCGTGTTGGCCGCATCACGAACGAACCTTGAATATTGTGGCCCCACCACTTGGCGAAGAATGGACAATGGAAACTCGCCCTCTTCAATACCAGCGCCGTCTACAGTGTCGGTAAAGCCGAACGTATCGTTAGCCTCGTTAACTACGATCCTGTCAAACATATTATCGATTGAGACTTGGTTGTCTGGGTCGCGGCGGAATATGTTTTCAACGCGCTGAATTAAGCCAGGACGTTCTTCTTCAACATACTTCTTCATCGTAAGCCCCAGCATCTCGCGCATACCGCGTCCGTACTGTAACTGTTCGGGAGATCCTGGATCGGCCATCTCATACTGCGCACGCATCTCTGCTACGCCTGATAGGAACGTCTCATCACTCCAACTAACATCTCTGTCTCCGACCAGCTCTATCTGCGCTCTAATCCCTTTAGCAACCTCCACTCCGAGGGCTGATACATCTTTAGATATACTTCTTTGGTAATTCGCCAATCTAAGGCTTAGGTCGGCATTTCCACGAGCATCTCTGAATTGATCCTCAATCCCGTATTCTGTGTCGCCGGTCTGGCCAAAGTTCACGAGCTGATTAATGAGCTTAACTTTTTGGTCGGCATTTAAGCGTGGGTCAGAACCTGCTAACACTGCATAGGCGAGTGTCGCTTCTCGACCGCCAAGTGCTTGTGC